CACATCAATAAGTCGAGAAATTTAGTGAGACTGCACGCGAGACGCCGCATTACAACTACACTACATGCCACCCAAACCGCCCGTCAGGGTAGGCGAGGGTACCCCACCAGAATGCCCCACAAGGCGCCAGAAAGCCCTACAAGCCTCGAAATGCTCCGGGGTGGTGTACCAGTCCACCCCGACCATTTCCAAGTCTTACAAGCCTCGAAATTGGCGTCTCGATATATATGGAAACTGTAAGTAATTTACAAGTCTAGCCGTAATTGAAAGAGGGCCATCCCCTGACCGCTCCCAACGCTCAAATTGACTCGGAGTGTGCGAGCGCAGCGAGTGCCGGAGAGTCGTATGATTTGAGAGTGGAGCGGTCGGGGTAGCAAATATGCCAACGCTATCGCTAATTGCACCATCGCTAGAGTCACCTAGGTCGCCGCTCGCGGTTGATACTTATGGCGATTTGGTAATCCTGTGGGCACGTAAGCGTCTGCACATGATATTGGGACCGTGGCAGATGTATGCTCTGCAACGCATGTTGGAGCATGATGCCGATGGTAATTTGATTGCGCGACAGGCATTGCTTTCTGTGGGTAGGCAGAATGGTAAGTCTGTCGTTGTGCGTGCGCTGGTAGGTTATTTGTTGGAAGAGGGATATCAGCATCCTATCTTCCGAGATTGGACTCTCATCCTATTAGCAGCGCACGACGCTAATCAGGCTCGCATTCCATATGACTTTATCCGACGCGATTTTGAGTCCTATACGCCAGTGCAAACGTGGGGGCGCGGACGCAGGTTTGGGCGTGACCAATATCGCAGTACGATGTTTAACGGTTTGGAGTCACATGGAATTCAGGTTACGGTAGCAAGTAGGCAGGCTGGCAGTCAGCGTGGCGTATCGCCGGGATTGATTTGTTTTGATGAGGTTCTAACGCAGACTGATTTCAATATGTATGAGGTACTTTCACCCGCGCAGTCTGCTATTCGTAATTCGCTTATGTTGATGACTAGCACGGCAGGGTTCAGTGATAGCGTCGTGCTACGTTCAATGCATGACCGTCTATATCGTCAGTCCACACAGGTTGAACATTCCGACCCGACGTTTATGGGTTTGTGGTGGCGTGCAGATGATGATGATGTGGCGTTGGATTGGGAGCAATTAGAGAAAGCCAATCCGGCATTGAACGATGGCAGACTAGACAGGAAGATGGTAGAGAATGAATACGCCATCCTGCCTAAAGGTAGTTGGGTACGTGAGCGATTAAATCGCTGGCATGATGAGCGAGTAGACTCGCCATTTAGTTTTGCATCATGGGGTGCGTGTCGCGAGACAAATCCATTGGCACCCGCGACGTTGGTTGGCGGCATGACAATTGTCGTTGATGTGCAATCAACGTGGGGCGAGGGATCAATTGTCATTGCCGGGATGCGTAGCGACGGGCGCGTTGGTGTTGTGGTGCATCGCTATTTGCAGTCGCGTCCGGGTGTGCCACTGACCGCAGATGATTTTAAGCAGGAAGTGTTGAGGTTGGTAAGCAAGTACCAAGTTGACCGCGTGCTATATACGCAGTCATCTGCATTGGTATTTGCTATGGAAAGACTACGTATGGAACAGGGATTAGAGATAGAGTCTGTGTCTAATATCAAAATGTTGCAGGCTTGTCACGATTTTGCAGAGGCAGTTATTGCTCGCAGAATTGCACATGATGATCCGCATTTAGACTCGCAGGTTCTATCCGCGCAACGCAGGTTTGTTGGCACAGAGGGACAATGGCGTTGGGCGATAGCGGAGCATCCTGCAACTACGTTGGTTGCTGCCACAATTGCAGTAGCGTATGCCTCGAAATTTAACGCTCCGGTGCAACTGTTCATTTGATCCGAAATTGTAAATCAGTTACAATTACGGTGTGAAGAAACATCGCAGGCAGTTACCGGCGATTGAAACTAGAGACTCCGCAATGCCATCGGCAGGATGGAACGGCGGAGTCTCTTCTTATTCAATTCCGATTTCTGCTTATCCGCTAACGGTAATTGAGGCTGCTGGCATTAGTGCTGTCCGTCGATGCGTGTCTCTAATTGCCAATGCAATTGCGGGACAGCGATGGACAGAATGGATGGGGACGGACCAAGTTAATCCGCCGTCGAGGATTGTGCGCCGTCCGTCCGCAATTATGTCGCGTAGAGAATGGGTTTGGCGTGTCATTGCAAGCATGGCACTAGATGACATTTCCTATCTCTACATGACAGGGGGCGTGGATGATGAGGGCATACCCGGCTCTCTAATTCCACTCCCCCGCCAAATCATATCGCCAGCGGGATTAGTTGATCCGTATGGAATTTTCCCGCCTACGCAATATGCAATCAGTGGCGTACGTGGTGTAGTTTCTGCGGAATATGTAATTCCTGTGCGCTCTGCATTCTGGCCCGGTGTTCCGCCGCATCTGGTTGGAATTTTGCAGATGGCGCGAAATTCGTTGATGGCTGCATATTCATCGGATACCTATGCTAGTAGGTACTGGCAGGCAGGTGGATCGCCAGTCACGGTAATTACTACAGAGCAGGAATTAAACGGGACGCAGGCAGATGACCTCGCCGGGCGATGGCGCGATAGGCGGAGCAAGGGACCGGATTATCCCGCTGTTTTGGGTAAAGGTGCATCTGCTGCACCGTGGGGCGCCGATATTAGTAATGCGGTCGCCATTGAAGCGCGGCGCGAAATCATCATCGAGATTTGCAACTTGTTTGGTGTTAACGCTAGATACCTCAACGTGGTGCCTAGTGGAAAATCGCAGACATATGCAAATATTCAGGAAGAGGCGATTGCGCTAGAGAGGTTGTCACTTTCTGGATTTGTTGATCCGATCCAAGATGTTGTAAGTGACTTACTTCCCGAAGAGCGGTTCATGCTAATTGACATGACCCGCCTTACTCGCGCAGCGCAAGAGTCACGTTTTAGGGCGTGGGCAATTGCAACAGGCGGGAGAGGTTGGATGGAACCATCCGAGGTTCGGACGGAAGAGGGTCTTGGTCCGAACGATGCAATTGATGAAATGGAAGATGCCGTAGTTGAGGGGGCAAAGAATGCTGCCGAGCCTGCGGATAATTCAGATACATCGCCGCAGGAAGAGCCTGTTGCGGCAGGTGATGATACGGCATGAATGCTAGAACGGCACGCATTGTTTTTCTAGTGCTGGCTGCCGTTGCATTCATCATTGCGATATTGGACCCTAAGTTGCTCGATATTCAATGGCAGCCAACGGGTTTGCTAATGTGGGTCTTTTCATTTTTGGTGGAAGCCTAATGCCAAATACGACACTTGGTCATATTGAGGTACGGGACGTACCGGAGACGCCCGGACGTTTCGAGGGTTTAGCAATTCCGTTTGGCGTTGTAATTGAAGTGTCCTACGGGCGCGAGAGGTTTGTGCGAGGCGCGTTTGCAGAGCAGGCGCGTCTAATTAATTCCGGTGAGCGAATTGCATACCTAAACCGTCATGGACAGGATGGCGGAATTCCGGTTGGCGTTGTAAGTCATTTACAAGAGCGAGCCGATGGTTTGTATTTCGCTGGCGAATTTATGGACGTGCCGGAAAGAGTGCAGGCACGCTCACAGGTTCTTAGTGGAATTAATGGCGTCTCTGCCGAATTCGTGCCCGGTAAGTTTCGTCGTAAGGCAGATGTAATTGAGCATTATGAGGGGGTTCGCCTAGCGGCAATCGCAGGTTCATACGCGCCAGCATATGTTCAGGCGAGAGTCGCCATTAGAAAGGTCGGGGATATTCGCGTGCCTAATCTAAGCGTTTCGTCACTCCAAGAGCGACGGGCGACAATTGTTGGACAGCAGGCTGCAATTCGCTCGATTGCGGAGACAGAGGATCGCGGGCTCAATACAACAGAGGAAGAGGAAATTACTAATCTGAATAATCGCATCGCCAATGTGGATGCGCTTATTGCAGATGCCACTGTTGAGTCCCAGCGGCGCGATGCCGAGCGGCGCGCAATTCCGACTGGTCGGGCAGGTTCTGGTCAGGCGATCATTACTCGGAGCGAAACTGTTTATGGTCCGGGGACGGATCATTCATACTTTGGCGATTTGTTCGCTGCTGTACACAATCGCGATAGTGAGGCAATTGCGCGGCAGGTTCGCCATCGCACAATGATGGTTGATATTGCGTCGCAGATTGAGAGTCGCGCAACCGACTCATCTAGTATTGCGGGCGCGTATCCCACAACGTATTACCCGGACCTTTATGTGCCGGACCTCTCATATCAGGGACCGCTGTCGGCATTCTTTGCCACGACGCCAATTACTGCGCCGACGCCAATTATTGTTCCTAAGTTTAGTGCGGTGACTGGCGATACCGGTGTGCAGTCTGCTGAAAATGCACCGCTGCCAAACCTCGATGTAACTACGGTTCCGCAGACACTTACGCCAAAGTCAATTGGTGGTGAGACGACAGTTTCACGTCAGGCTGTCGATGGTGCATCCCCCGGTACAGATGAAATCATTGGCAATCAATTGCGCGAATTGCTCATGCGAGATACCGAGCGGGAAATTGCATTGGTGCTAGAGGCGCTTACCGCGCCGACGGTAATTGCGGATACTGCCGGTACAACCGCTGCACAGTCGGGTCGTGACCTGCATCGAGGAATTGCAGGTGCGTTGGGCAAATTCTATGCTGGCGACTCCGCCGGTGGCGTTAATGCGCGATTTCTTCCGGCAGAGGGCGTATTCCTAAACACAACAGATTGGAATAACCTAGTTGCAGGCGAGGATACGAATGGACGTTCGTTGCTCGCTTATATCAATCCGCAGAATGCACTAGGACAGGTTTCCGGTGCAGGTTTCCAAAAGGGCGTTATTGGTGGCGTGACAGTTGAACCAGCGTGGGCAATTCTCGCTGCTACCAACGAAATCATCGCGCGACGAAATGATGCCCGACAGTGGAAGTCTGCGGTCCTCGATATCAAATTGATGGAACGTTCTGGTCCGCAGTCCATTGTGTTCGCCGTTATGCAGTATTTCGGTTTTGCAGTTTTGCAGCCAAAGGGTGTTCGGCGTTACACCTACACCAACGTTTAGTTGCGAAAGGGAATTGATAAATGACCAAGCATATTGACGACGATACGCGCGCTGAAAAGCAGTCACGTCAGACTCGTGAGGGCGAGGTTGTTGAGGAAGCGGCAGAGGAAATGACCGCCCCAACGTCAAATGATGTTGGTGAGCAGACAGAGACACAGGCGGGACCGCCGCCTACATCTGCCGAGTCTGACGCTACAAGGTAAGTGATTTACAAATATGGCGGAATGGGTTACTCCCGCACAGGGTTTAGGTTTCGTCCGAATTGTTACACCAACGCAGGGTGAAACAGATTGGGCGAACACACTTGCTCCGGCAATTAATTCCGCCATTGATGAATATTTGGGTGCGGGTTTCGAGGTTTCGTACCCGCCCCAAATTGAAATCAGTGCTGCTGCTTTGCGATCATTTGGGTATGCATGGAAGTATCGTGAAGCGCCATTTGGCGAGGCACAATGGTTGGATGAACAGGGCGGGTCAGTTAAATTGGCGAGGGATTGGATTGATCCCATAAAGCCAATTCTAGCCCGGTATCGCGATGTTACGTCGATGATCGGATGACGATTACCGAGTCGCGAATTCAACTAGAAACTGCATTGACAGATGGCGGCATTCGCATTGTTCCGAGAGGGGCAGCGAGTCCGCCGTCTGCATTTATTGTTCCCGGTACGCCTAATTGGACCGAGCCATCCGTATTGGGTGGGCGCAAGAGGTTGGTGAATTGGGGAATTATGTGCGTTGTATCTGTTGCATCGGAAGTTTCAATTACTGACCAAGAGTCTTTTGCGGAGTCCGTCGATGCAGCATGTAGGACTCTGGTTGCGCCGTGGGGTGTCCTAACGGTAAATACACCGGGTCGCCTTGTATTGGGTGGACTCGATTACATTGCGTTTAGGGCGGAAATTCGCACAGTCATAGGGGATTGAACGATGGCGGCAATTGCGTCCACGCCACTCTTTATGCGCGATGTGAAACTGACGCTAAAGGCAGCGGCAGATGCAACTGCGCAGGAATTTCAGTGTCACGTGAGCGAGGCTCGCGTTCAGGTAAAACCGGGTGACGTTAAGAGCGTTCAGACTCTTTGTGCGTCAGGTTCGTTTTCCTCTACTGGTAAGCCATCGTATGCGCTGGTATTGAATGGCTACCAAGATTGGGATACAACGACAGGAAGCGAGGGACTCGCGCAGTATTTGTGGCTGCATGATGGCGAGGTTCTCGATTTCGATTTGCAGGCTCACGGGGAATTGGTTGCGCCGTCTGCAACGCATCCGCATATGACCGGACAGGTTACTGCGGTTGGCGTTGATTACGGCGGCACAATTAATGAGTATGCGCCATTTACTGCGGAATTGGCTTGCATTGCAAAGCCTGTTCTGGCAACCGCATAGTTTGTAAGTCATTTACAAATGACACGCCCGGCATCGTATCCGCTGTTGATTTATCGCGGCGATAGTTACCGTTGGCGTTTTGCGTTTTGGGTTGATAACGCGAAAACGATACCAATGGATTTGTCCGGTGTAGTTGCTGCTGCGCAAATTCGTGATAAGCCAGATGGTCAGGTAATGGATTTGGATTGCAGCGTGACGCAACCAAATTTCGTTGATGTGGCGATTGGTGTTGACCAGTGGGATGACTCTGGCTATACGGCATTTGGTGGTGGTTGGGATTTGCAACTTACGTATCCGTCGGGTGACATTGTTACGGTAGTTGCGGGTGCTGTCAAAATTCAACAGGACGTAACGGCATGATGGAAGTTACGCCGCCGCAGGAATTTGTAATTGATGTTGTGGAGCCTGTTGATATTGTTTTGACAGAGGTTGGAATTCCGGGACCGGCAGGCGATCCGGGACCGCCCGGAAATGATGGTCCGCCCGGAAATGATGGCGCGCCGGGAAATGATGGCGCGGCGGGACCGCCCGGTGACTCGCACGTTCCACCAAATCCTGCTGGCGAATTGACTGGTACGTGGGATGCTACAACAGTCACGCCTACACATTCAGATGGTACTAGTCATTCAGATATTTACACCGGTGCAGTAACAGACGCAGCAAATTATGCCGCTGCATTTGTTTCTGACCATGATGCTGCTGCTGACCCGCATCCCGGCAAATTTGCCCCAGCGGGTGAGGTTGGTGGTGCTGGTGCATTGCCGTGGATTACTGGGTTTTGGTACGCATCTGCAAATGGACGTTCGGGCGCATATATTGCTGGCGATCCGGCGCGGGATAGATTGTTTGCTGCCCCGATTTATGTTCCGTCAAAGATAAATGTAAATCAGATTGGTTATGCGTTGTCTGGTGGGGCAACGTCGCCAATGTTTGCCACATATGCCATTTATGATGATGTAGGTGGTGCGCCGGGTAATTTGCTCGCGCAGACTGCATCTATTGATATGAATGGTCAGTGGGGGTTTCCGTCGCATAATATCACGCCGGTTGTTGATATTGGTCCCGGTTGGTATTGGCTTGCTGTAGTACGTCAGGGTACCGGGTCATTTCCCTCTTACTTGTGGGTTAGTGGCGATGGTGGATTTATGAATATTGGTACGCCCAATCCATATTCAGTTTCATTCGCCATTGGATATTGGTTGGACGGAATTACTGGGGCGCTTCCGGTTGCGTGGGGTAATGTGTTAAATGTAGCAGCACAGGCTCCGGTTCTGCACATTCGCCCGACTGGTCAAATGTTGTTTGAGGCTGGAGATACGTCAGAGGTTATGGTGCCGGGCAGAATTCTAAGAGCAGATCAAAGGCCGGTATGAGCGAGCCGCGTTTAGTCGTTGACGATAGCGATGTGCTATCGGCATTTCAGCGTTTGGCGCAGAATTCTGTAAATGACTTACAACCGGCGCAGGCTGTTGCGAAATTGGGCGCAGAGGGTGCGAGTAAAAGGGCACCTGTACTTACTGGCGCATTGGAGTCGGAATATACCGTTGAGGATCGGTATGTAGTTAATCCGCTCTCATATGCATCCATGATTGAATTTGGCACAATCTATTTTGATGCATACCAACCGATCCAATTGGCGCTAGATGATCTAGGTCCGCAGTCAGAGCAAATTTATTCTGACTACTACAAAAAACTATCAGAGGATGCCGGATTTGACACAGGCGGATGAGGTTCGCGTTTTTCGCGTATCGACAAAGGGTATTTCTGCCGCGGGACTTAGGTTCCGCGATTTGCTCGATATTGCGGAAGTTACGGGATTAGACGTAATGGATTTGTCGCCAGTATTGCAGGGTGATAAAGGTACTGGCACTGACCGAATTAAAGCGTTAGCGGCATTCACATGGATTACTGAACGGCGCATTGATCCGTTCATTACATATGACGATATTCTCGATGGACGCATTGAGATTGTGGATGAACCAAAGGGTACGGATAATGAAAAACCGCACCCTTATTCAGACGATCCACCGGCGATAGCATCCTCATTGGAATAGCGTTAGCTACAGGCTGGGCACCGTCAGAGGTTGAAAATCTGACTCTGGCGCAAATTGAAGAATTGGGTAGGCTATTACGACAGCGGAGTAAATAGTGGCTGGCTTTGGTATTAAGATCAAAGTTGATGGCGACATTAAAGGGTGGGTGGACTCGCTTAATGACGCCACGAAAGCCACCACTGGATTTTCAATTCCGGCGATTGCGGGAATTGCTGGCGTTGCAGGAATTGCTGTCGAGGCTGGCGCAAAGATAGCGGAATTTACAAAGGCTGCCGCAGAGGATAGAGCGGAGCAGGAAAAACTAGAGACTGTGTATAAAAACACTGGCGCGGCAGTCGGTGATTACACTGGTCAAATTGACGCGGCAATTCAGGCTGGGCAGGATAAAGCGTATTCCGATACCGAGGTTCGCGGGGCGTTGCAGGATTTGGTTACTGCAACGGGCGATGCCACCGAGGCAAATAAATTGCTCGGTCCCGCGATGGATATTGCGCGATTTGCTGGCGTTGATTTGGAGACTGCAAGTAAGGCAGTAGCAAAGGCGCAGGCTGGTCAAGACTCGCAACTACGCAAATTGATGCCCGGTTTGGCTAAAGGTAAAGACGCTACTGCCACATTGGCAGAGGCGACGAAATTGGCAGCAGGTTCGGCAGATGATTACGCATCCTCTTCCGAGGGTATGGGTAAGAAAGGTTCAATCGCTTTCTCGGAATTGACAGAGAGCATTGGTGCTGCATTCCTGCCAATTCTTGATGCGCTCATGCCGGTTCTCATTCAGTTGATTGATGCGCTCGGAGCGATCATTAAAGCGATCCTGCCAGTATTGATCCCCATTATCAAAATTCTGGCGACTGTGATTAGCACGCTGCTGGGTGTGATTGTTAATCTGCTCGGGTGGCTAATTCCGAAACTTGTGCCAGCATTGAATGCCGTTGGCGATGTTCTAAACAATGCTGTTACTGGCTTCCAAAAGATAATCGACATGATTAAGGGCGTAATTGACTGGGTGAGCAAACTAATTGATGCGCTGGGCAAAATCAAAGTACCGGACATTAAACTACCCTCGCTCCCGTCATTACCGTTTACTGCTGGCGTACAGGCTGCTGCTGGCATTAGTCAATTTTCTGCTGGGAGCAGCGGTGGTGGCGGTAGTTATGGTGGTGTCAATATTTACATTTCAGGCGATCCTGCGACTATTGAGCGGACAGTAATTGACGCTTTGCGCACATATTCACGGCGCAATGGTATTTCGATTGCGGGGGTGTCGTAATGCCAAAGGGTGCGCAATTGCAGCAACCTGTACTAGATGCGTTGTTGGGTGCGGGTGGGTCCGTCTCGCATCCGACAACGCTCTATGTGGCATTATTCACAAACATACCGGATGCTAATGGCGGGACAGAGGTTGGCGGTCCCGGTGGATATCAGAGAGTCGCCGTCACAAATAACGGAACCAATTGGGTATTTACGTCGCCTAGCACAATGAAAAACGGCAGTACAATTTCATTCCCAACCGTGTTGACTCCCGGTTGGGGTACGATTTACGGTTTTGGTTTATATGACATTCCGACGCTGGGTTCTGGTTTCCTTTATTACGCAGGTTCGCTTAGTGCGCCGCTGACGCCAAATGTAAATGATGTGGTGATATTCGCGCCATCCGCGCTTGTGATTACCGAGGATTAAATGGCAGGCAAGTCGGATTACGCAGAGGGTGTCGCGCTAAAATTAGTTTTAGGCGCGGCATTTACATATACGCCGCCAGCGAATGTGTACCTTGCGCTTTATTCTGCGACGCCATCTGATAGTGGTGGCGGGACGGAATTGACGGGTGGTGGGTATGTTCGTCAGGCTGTCGCGAATAACATGACGCAATGGCCGTGGACTGCGGGGCACAAGTCAAATAGTGCGCAAATCACATTTGCTGCTGCTACTGGTAATTGGTTGCCTGTCGTGGCTATTGGTATTTTCGATGCTGCGTCGGCGGGTAATTTGCTATTTTGGGTAGCAGTTACGCCGTCGGTGACAATCTTTAGCGGGCAGCGATTTTCCATTCCTGTAAATGGCTTACAACTTTCCGAGGTCTGATTGTGGCGACTCGCTCAATTACAGGAACGGCGAGCGGGATTACAACCGCATCCGTAAGTGTGTCGCTGCCAGCGGGGCAGGTATCTGGCATTATTTCAACGCAGACAGTAATTCGATTGTCTGCGGTTGTTTCTATTCCGCCCGCGTTGGGACCGCGTTCTGGTCTGACCAGATTAAGCGGTAATGCCAAAATTGAAATCCGTACGGTAATTGGCGCGACTGCCGTAGGTGATGTTTGGTCAGATGTTGCATGTCAGGTTGTATCTGCTAGTGCAACGTGGGGTACATCAAAGTCGCGCGGAATTTTGTCACAAGGCGATCCGGGTACGCTGCAAATCGACGTTTACGATCCTGACCGATTATTGGACCCAACGAATACATCTAGCCCATACTACGGAATTCTGCGACCGTGGCTATGGGTTCGTTTGGTGTTTGATAATGGCACTAAGCGGATCGTAATTAAGTCAGGTTATGTCGATAGCATTAGCCATTCGATTTCATCGCAGACGGGATCAATTGTTGCGAACGATTGGATTAGCCTGCTGGCGAATACAGGTTATCCGAATGCATACGTGACAGGCGATTTGTCGCAATACAGTACGCTACATACATTTGCATCTGGCATTCTGGCGCAGGCGATTACATCTGCGAATAAGGTTCGCATCCCAATTACTGTTGAGGCGGAACCATCGCCTAAAATCGCCATTCATCCATATGCGCCGTCTAATTCACCCGGATCATTGGGACCGGCAGTCTGGTCACAGATTACTGACCGCGCCATTGCGCAATTGCAGTTTGCGTATATGGATGCCAATAATGTAATTCGATTTCGTGATGCCACGTATGGACACCAACCGGGTATTTCGTTGGGTGTTTCTGGTCCGCTCCCATTGGATTTTGTTTCTGCGATTGATGCTCACGGCATCGTAAATGATGTGTGGGTGATGTATGCAAATACTGCGCAGGCAAATTGGGGCGGGTTCAATGATGAGTCTATGTTGTCTGTATTTCAGTGGGGCGTGAAATCATGGACCTCGCCGCCAATTCCTGCAAAAAATCCCGGACTGTATGACCAGAATGAATACGCGGCATTGGTGCGAGGTTCAGAAAACCAACCGTCATTTGAGGCGCAACCGTTGCGTATATGGCCCGCTAGTGTTGCTGAATTGGAGCAATTGGTAACGCTGGAAGCGATGCAAACTGTCGTGATGCAGTTTGATAGCGTGTCCCCGCAAATTAATCTGGTTGGCAGATCAATTGGCGAGGCTATCAATGTTGACGCAGATGGCTGGTCAGTTGAAATGTCTACATGGATACCGCGATGAAAGCATCATGGTTTCTGCCGCGATGGCTATTGAAAATCTGGTGGCGATTTAGGGAACGTGACTCCGGTATTGCGCCAGATGTATTTGGGTCGCAGTCCTACAAATATGGAAAGGTAAGTGGCTTACAACCGGCCCTTACTGTAATTTCAGAGACTGGCGAGACGCCATACGTTTGTTGCGGATATTGTTCTGCGCACATGGCGGCATGGACTGCGCGAGAGGGGTTGTCGCAGTCAATGTTTAATGAGGCGCACGATATTCGTTCATACGGTGGGCGTGCGCATGATAACGGCAGTAATGCTAGCGAATTGCGGAATGGCGCGCGAGAGTCGCTAGATATTACGCTAGAGGCAATTGCAGTCTCGGAAATCAAAGGGCGGTTGCAGTCTGGATTTGCAGTCGCCGCCTCGCTGCAATATGCAGACTTGCCAGATTATCTAAAGGTGCAGGGAAATGATTTTGGACATGGTGTCTGTTTGTATGGCTATCGTGAGTCTGACGATTGCGTCGGGTATTTTGATCCATTATGGGCTAATGGTGCGTCGGGCGCGTGGGCAAAGTGGGCAGACGTAAAAAGAGCGTTGTGGGGCGATGGCAACCATTCCACCACAATTACACGGTGGAAGTCTGTAATTGAGTCAGAGGACGTTATGTTTAACGTGGCACCAATCACTACGCATCGAGACGCAATGGTTCGGGCAGGTGCCGTCCTATATAGGGACTCTGCGCTCACTGATAGGTATAGCGCCATTGGTTCCACTGACACGCCATTGGGTTTTGTTGGTTCAACGAATACGGCGCATGTCGTAATTAACGCTGGCAATACCAATTACGTTGCGCGGGAAGATGTTGTGGAAATCTATGCACATGAGAGACTTTTCGCGTAGGTTCATTTGACCCGTCTGGTATTCTTATATTGACTCCGGTTGCTGTCGATGCACAGTCTCCGGCGCCGGAGTCAGTAAATTGTAAGTCCCTTACAAATTCAGAGACTGTGCGAATGAGAGACTTGTGCCCGCACGTTTTCTCGATACTATTGAAATTACGCCACCGCGCGAATTAATCGCCGGTGGCTTTTTGCATCCTGTTTCCACCACAATATTGCATGGTCCGGGCGGAGCGGGTAAAGGCAATATTGCTGTGGACTGTATTCGGAAATTGATAGCAGAGGGGATGCGTATTTATATTGGTGATTGGGAGCAGCATGAGCAAGAATGGGCTGCTAGGCTATCTGGTATTCCAACAGGAACGGTATTGTATGACGATCCTGTATTTGACATTTTGCAGTATCGTCCTACGTTGCGGTCTGTTCTCATTGAGCATAGTGTGGATTATGTTGTTGTGGACTCTGCTGCAAGGTCTGCGCCAGAGCCATTGAGAAACCAGACGGATGCTCACGTTGCCCGGACATTCTTTGGTGTGTTGCGCGAATTGCACATTCCTGCGTTATTGATTGCGCACACTCGTAAAGCGCGGGATGAGGGGGAATTCACTCACACGCCATATCCGTATGGTTCGGTGCAATGGTATAACCAATCGCGTCTTGTTTACTCTGCGATACCACAAGAGGCAGATGTTGGGTTTTCAATCACAGAGGTCCGCTGTATGAAATCCAATGATCGTGAAAAGCCGGGGATGCGGAGATATACAAAGGATTGGATATCAGGTGAAATGTTCGTTGATGTACTGGATACGACGGTATTCAATCTCTCGCGAGCGTTGCGCTTGCTACTACAGAAAACCAATCGGGCTATGCGCCCAGCAGAGGCAGCGATTGAAATTCAGGCAGAGTACCCTAAGCATGTGGACAAAGCATCGCGTATACAAGTTGAGAGGGCATTGCAGCAGATGGTCCGAAATGGAAAGATTGCAAAAGTCCATGCTGGCTACATTTTTCAGGGACCGAGCGTAATTTGATGATTTCCAAACCGGAATGTGCGCCAAACGCTATATACACTATACCCGTATATCTAAGATATACGGGTATATAGTGTGTTGTGTATATGGCGGTGTTGGGCGCATATTCAGCAAGACGGATAGCGTTTTGCGGTAGCCATCTGCGTTCTACGATCCGCGATCCCTAATTTGTAAATGGCTTACAATTCGGAAACGGCGCGAGCAGACTATTTCGATATATGGTACGATGGTTGTAGTCTCTCAAATTGAGAGGCAACACACACACAAGAGGTTTAGAGACTGTGCCTGCAATTCGTAAATCTTCCATTGGTATGCATTCCGACGGCCTATTCGTAGGCAAGGGCGGATCATATGCTGGCGCGCCATATGTAATTCGTTTTGAGGATGGCTCAATTTATTGGGCACAACGGAACGAAACTGGCTTTTATGGTCGCCAGTGGGAATTGTCGTTTGGTGAGGCAATTAGCAAGCCAGCGATGGTAATTCAGTCGGATATGGCATCGTTGGCAGAATGCGTGCAGCGTGCGCGCGTTGATCATAATTCACGTCTCGCATTTGCAGAGGCGCTGAAAGGAAATTGGCATTTCAATGGCTAATGTGCATATCCAGCAAATTGAGGATCGCAACGGCGATTTGGTGGAATTGGTGTATTTCTGCCATACCTGCGGAATTGATAGGGGCGTGCCCGGTTGGCCTGCGCCAGAGTCACTTGATTACAACGTCTATTGTGCAGACTGCGGATTGGTATTGCTAATCCCGCTCACATTGGATGGTCAACGCGAAATGCAAGAGCATAAGGACAATATCTAAATGACTCGCTCGGATTATTGGAAACTGGCGAAAGTGTTTCGCGATAGCAAGCCAACACTTTTCACGGCATATACAGGTATTGCTGCTACAGATGCAGTCAAAGAGTCAATTAACTACGGCGCTCACGCACAATGGGCAGCGGACGTAATTCGTATCTCGGAAATGCTTAAGGCGGACAATCCGAGGTTTAACGAAACAATCTTTCTGCGTGCATGTGGCGAGGAAATTCGCCCGGATGGCGCAATGTATGTTGTCGATTGGGAGAATTCGCGTATAGCCTAGATTTGTAAGCCATTTACAATTTTGGTACCATTACAGGGTAGTTGAGACTGTGCAAGGCGCCCGCATCTAGTGGGCGCACAGTTTCGGAATTGGAGTAATAGAGACTGTGGCAGCAATGAAAACCGTTTCCGTCCCCGATAGCGCCGTGGCTGTAATTGAAAAGGAAGAGCCGCGCGTTGTCGAGGGTGAGGTAATTACATCTACCGACGTTTTGCAGCAGCATGAGCGAATTATTCGTCGTGGCTGGCAGGTTGCACAAAAGAAAGCAGCCGAGGTTTACGAGTCGCTGACGTTCATCTACCGTCGCGATTTGTGGAAACTGCATACAACAGGCGGGAAGCGCAAATACAAGTCTTTCCAGACATACCTCTTTGGTGAGTTTGGTTGGACTATGAGCGCGGCGCGAGCGCATCAAATCATTCGCGAATATGACAAAGTGCTAATTGAAAAAGGCATCTTGGATGAAAATGAAATCCCAGTGCCTCGCGCACGTACTGCACCGATCATTACTGCTGCGCGTTGTGCAGATGTGACCACGCAGCAAATTACCAATGTCATTGAGGCATTCGGTAATCGCATCGACAATACCGAGGATGGTCCCAATAAGCAAAGACTGGTTGAGGTTTACGCATCGCTACAGGATGCGGTAGCGGACACCTTGCAGTCTCTCGCAGAAATTGCAGCGGATGACCGCAAAGAGTCAGAAACTGCGGAAGATACGGAAGAGCCAGAAACGGAAGAGTAAGCCTATCTGACAGATACCCCGGCGCATTGCCAGAGTGTGCCGGGGTATTTTTGTATCTGGTTGTAATTCACTTACAAGTAGCGAAATTGAAAGGGCGAGACTGTGCCACGTCGATTTAGCGAAAATATGTTGGTCGGTCTGGTTCACTTGCAGGATGGCGAGGATTGGGAAGATAAACTGGAATTCACATTCACGCGCGAGGAAGCAAATACGATCCTTGTGTTGTGCGCTATGAATTTCAACGAATTCCTAGACGCTCTCGATGGCGCGCGAAATGCAGCCAGCGAGGGCGATTTGCTTGCTATGATGGCTAAGCCATCATTGCTAGAGCAGGCGCGCGGGATGCAGAAAATCATTCGGGCAATCGCTCGCGTGGTTTCCCCCGATATTGATAAGGTGCTGCAAGAGAAAGAGGCAGAGGGCGATTTGACACGCGATTAGGATAATTGACATGACGCGCCAGTATTGGTAATGGGACGCCCGTACTGGCGCGTTTTTTATTGAGGTTCAAATGGGACCGAGCGGACCATCTGGCGAGGGACGTTGTGCAATTGTGGGGGTAATTCTATTTTGCCTGCTCTTACTGCCGCCAACGACGTTATTCGTGCGCGCAATGTCACGGCATCGGAATGCTATGCGTTGCTAGGTCATCATCCATATACAAACGCTGCAAAGATATTCGATAGGCTCACGGCACCGTATACTCTGCCGCAAATGGATCAATCGGAAGCGATGGCAATTGGTGTCTATTTGGAGCCATACGTAGCGAGATATGCTGCGAGCAAAATGGGGTTAAAGGTCCGCGCGTTTAGAAACACGGTGGAATATCCCGGCGCTGTGAATTTGTGTGCCACACCGGATTACATGATCCTCGGCACAAATATGCTGATGGAAGTAAAAGTATCCAGCATCCTCTATGGATGGTCAGAGGATGATTTGCACCCGCACTATGAATATCAAGCGCGAGCGCAACTAGCCTGCACAAACAAAGAGGTTTGTTTTGTGGTGGCTCTAGTTGGTTCCGCGTTCTATCAAATTCCGGTTGTACGGAATGCAGCAAAGGAAGAGCGCCTATTAGAAGCAGTTGACGAATTCATGCATGAGCATGTGTTGACAGGCATCCGACCAATTGAGGAAGATAAGACGCAATTGCGCGTCGTGACAGTCGGTTGAAAGGTAAGTGACTTACAATGGAAGTCCCATTCGTTGTAACAGTCGAGGACGTAATTCCGGTTTTGCCTGCCGGTATCTATCCCGCTCGATTTGCAAAGATTGAGCAGCAGAGCAACGACAATGGCACATTCTGGCTCTGGACATTCGTTGCTCGCAATGGTGATAATGATGTAGAGATTACGTCTACATCATCGCCGCGCATCACGCCGCGCACAAAGGCGGCGAAATTCCTTGCTGGGCTCGGAATTCCGGTGACTGTGGGACAGCAGGTGGATTTCTCGCAGGTTCTTGATACGGTCTGTCAGATCGTTGTTACGATCAATGATGCAGGCTATTCGCGAATTGACTCTGTGCTGCCATATTCAAATCCAACCATCGCACCAAAGGGAAAGGTCAAGTAATTGTAAATGGACCTTGCCTTTCGAGTGATTGGGCGACCAGTACCACAAGGTAGCATGGTTGCTAGTTACAATCGCAAGATGGGCGTGGCACACGTACATCACGTACAGGGTGCAGCATTGAGCCAATGGCGCAATGATGTACGTAATGGCGCAATTCAGGCAGGGGCGGTACTCACCACCGCCCCTGTCGCTATTTATATCTCATTTGGAATGCCACGCCCAAAAGCGCATACTACATTGAGGTACGGGAAATACGTTGTCAGGCAGAATTTTGTAAATCACTTACCATCTGTGCAGCCTGACCTAGACAAATTGGTTCGCGCAGTAATGGATGCGCTCACAGGAATTGCATATTCAGATGATGCGCAGGTGGTTACGATCCTCGCTGAAAAACGGTATGCCGAATTTACGGAGATTGCAGTAGGCGATGCATGGCGACCGGGCAAACGCATCCCGATGGCACAAACGGCGAATGCCGCGAAATTGGTCAACTTTGCGGAAATTGATCCTAGAGAGGGACAATTACCGTTGCAGGATTTGTGGGAAACAGGGGGCGAATAGTGTTGACCACATCATACCCCATGCTAGGGGCGGATTGACTGTGCCAGAGAATTTGCAGGCGACCCACTCATATTGCAACCTGCGTAAGAATGCCCGTCTATATGTGGGGGTATCTATAGGTAGCCCATTCTAATATGGGTACATCACTATGGGATACACATACTGTATGTGATTACTGTAGGGGGCGTGGCTATATTAAGCGTGGTGGTAAGTCATATAGATGTAGACGTTGTAGTGGTGTGGGTAATATTGAGCGTGATGTATGTTGGTGCGCGTGCGGTTGTAATTCACTTACATCATCTATGTTGTGCGCCTTATGCGTTGACAGCGCACTTAACAATGGTGTGTGCCTACGTAATTTAAGCGCGGAAGTGTAATTGAAAATCGTAGGTGTTTTTTATTTTGTCACTTGTCCTACAGAG